CTGCCAACTCCGGCGTTATATACCCTACTGCCGTCGTTGTAAGCCCAAATGCTATTAGAAAGAGTGTTAGAATAGGTCATTATATTAGTCGCAGCTTGCTCAGACTCCAGACCATTCGGCCCGTTAGCTGTCCAATGCATAGCAGGATAATTCGCAGGAGTAGTAGATGTCTTGGCACTTGCAACACTAGCCTCGCCATTAGCAGTCCAGACCTCTGCGTTTGTGCCGGAGCTAGTCCATGTCCCTGCCGCTGCACCAATATAATCGTTGGGGTTGAAATCCACTGCGGGGGTGGCTGTTGGGTCTGTGGAGGCTATGACTACAGCTCTGTGACAGTACCCTTCAAGGGAATTGTTACCGTTACCCCTAGACATGATCGTTAGCGGTACACTCATATCAGCGATACCCGCAGAAGTTAAAGTAACGTCAGCCGTACCTAGTTGTGTCCACGCCACCGCTGTTGGTGACGTAGTAGGGGGGTCATAACTATAGTAAAAGTTCACCTCATTAGCTGAGTCATCCCAAGTAGTGCGTACCCACCCACCAGTACCATCTGTGAAAGGTACTCCTGTAGTAGATGAGCCTGTGACAACAGCCCCGCCCGTACCATCCGGTGACAGGTTAAGGTTAATAATTTGGCTGGTAGTAACATCAAGCTGGTACGCATAGGATGGATCAGGGCCATAACAACCCGCAATACCTCTGTTTGACAAACCCCAATCATCCAACACCAAATAGGCTATGATTGTTATGTCACTCTCAACACTAACTGCTGCGCTATCTGGCGTAGAGAAGTGACCACCTGCGGTCTGAACCCCATCATTATAAGCAAACTGACTATTGCTGGAGTTTATATCCGCGCCTGTGGCTTCAGTCACTATGCCTGTTGAGGCTACTGTGTTGCCATTGTGGGTAGAGAAATACTTAACACCATCAACACCAGCACCATGCCAAGGGTCTGAGGCCACACCGACAGACGCATAATCACCGCAGGTGTGTGAGAACTGCCCGGTGACCTCTTCTACTTGCCATTCGGTAATCCCTAATGTGACAGCAGAATCACACTCAACCTCCGGTATTACAGTAGTACCAGCAGCATCAGTGGCCACAATCAATTCAAACCGTTTGGCTGTAGCGCCCAACTGTGTGCCTAGCTCCAACGCGCCAGCAGTTACCGCTGTACCCGCAACCCTGATCGTCACCTCGTTGTCAGCAGATATAGTCCCCGAATCAAGACTGATTTTGACGCTGAAATTGAAGTACCTGCCTTCCGCGCCTGATCCATCATCGGTGATTGTTATGCTTTGAGTTACGTCAGCATTGGATGTGCCATCAAATACTGTGGAGGTGGCTGAACTGGTTGCCCCCGAACCATCGGTATACGCGCCATTGGTCATATCCTCAGAGGCGGTCATCATGTTCTTAACACGCCTAGCACCATTCTGCGCTATCTCACCACTGTCAATCGTAATGAGCTTGCCTTCGTGGTCTTGGATGACCTTCGTAGTAGCGCGGGTTACGGTGGGGTCAGTGTCACCTTCACCAGTGGCTATTTTCCCCTGAATTAATAGTAGAAGAAAATCCGTTTCCCCACCACCGCCACCTGCCGCCCAATAGTCCCTCCACATCTGAGTGATGTGATTGGAGGTAATTCCTATCGACAGCAACCAGGCTTTGGCGCGTTCAGGAAATGCCCCGGCAGCTACACCCTCATCATCCCAATAGATGTTCCACAGGTCTTTGGTGGGTCCAGAAGTACCCGCCAGCGTTGCGACAGATGCATTTACTAGGTCAGGTGATGCGCCAGACTGCGATGTGAGAGTGAGTAAAGCGTCATGACGGTCATCAGGTAAACTCGTACCCATAAATCATCCTCACTCAGGCGTGGGTTCCTTCGGAGCCTTCTTCCTGGTGGCTACTTTCTTCTTCGGAGCCGATTTCTTTTCGACCTTTGAAGCAACCTTCTCCAGAAAGTTTGCAGTAGCGTCAGCGTTCAAGCCTAGCTCACCAGCAATAGTGTCTGTGTCCTGCCCATCTTTGTGCCGAGACATAATGTTCGAAGCATCTTTGGCAGTAATTGTTTTATAAATATTTGCTTTCATATGGCGATACCGTCAGTCCTATTGACTGTCCTTACGATTTTGTCATCCACTACGATGTTCGCACCTGGATCAGGTACGGCATCATGGATGTCACGGTTTTCAGTAGTCAGTGCGATGAACGCAGCATTCGTACCTTCAAGTTCCCATGACGCTGTTACTGAGTAATCCTCCGACCCCAACGCTATGGATGCAGCAGCAATCTTACGCTTATACACACTCCCGGCAGTACCGCCGTTGGAGTATCCGCCAGCAAGCAAGACCGACTGTCCTGGTTCGACGGTCTTCGTACCGTCAGCAGTACCAAAGTCAACAATGCCCCGACCCAGCACCTGCAAATTAGTTCGTGATATTGGCCTACACTCCTGCCGTAAACTGCACTTTCGATTGTTTAATGCCATATTAGGGTTTCCTCTTAGGCAGTGAATAGACCTTCCCTGTTACGTTTCGACCACGATTGCGCTTCATGGCATCCATGATGTACTTCTCTGGTCGAGTCTTCTTATGCGCTCGTCTGCGTTCGCTCATCCTGAATCCTACGTGGCAGGAATCAGAGGGGTGGTAAGGACACCCCTCATCATCCATGCTCACGCACTATGGTTACGTGATTGTGTCAGCTACATGTGCCTTAACCATGTGTTCATCTTCAACACGAACAGCGTCCATCGACATGGCGCAGTACAGTTGCCAGTTGAAGGATTGGTCCGGCCTCTCAGCCACACGCGCCCAAATATCTTTGGCAACATGCAAACCCACTGCCTGATCAGTGAACACCAGGTTATCCAACTCGTCTGAGCTTGGAACATTCAACCTGGTTGATACGATCCAATCGTAGCCAAGGAACCCTGGCATGAATCCGTCAGACAGCGCCTTCCTGCTCTGGAAATCACCAGAGGTAACTTCCAGCAGTTGCAGCAGCTTACGCCTTTGTTTCGGACCACACACCCAGCACCTTTTCAGGTCAGGATCAACATCGTTGTCATAGAACAACTCGTCAACTTCGAGAATGAAGTCAACGTCAATCTCGCCAGAACCATCACCAATAGTCTGCCCACTGGTGTACGCCACTGAACTCCCGTCGTGATCGAGAGCTGCCCCTGTCGCATCAGCGATGATGATGTCATCAACCTGGCGGTTCATTGCTCCTGCCATTGCCACAGTCAGTTCAGACTGCGGGTTGGCTAACATCTGAGCTACATCTTCCGGCTCGACTGTTTCACCAACGTGGTACGTGGCGGTCAGTGTCTTGCGACCTGACCACACTGCATCACTGGTAGGTGAGGTGGTTCGGGCTGAAGATTTAGCAGATGCTGAAACTGATGCCAATCTGTCCCAGCGGTGAGATTCCGATTCCTTATGCACTTCGCGTACATAAGAGCGCAGCTTGGACTGCGATTGTTGTGCCAATTGACGCACGTTGCCCTCGAAGGTCACAACGTATGCGTCATCAATTGAAATAGCCATTAAAGACTCCTAAAGATGAATAAATTTATTCGCCTCTTGGAGCCGACCCTTGCGGGACTCGCTTGGACTTAGCATCTCACACGCTTGCCACAGACATTGCTGCCATCTGCTTCCAAAAAGGAGGCGGGGTTTAACGCCCACCCCCAACCTTGGAGTAACAAGTTATGCGACTTGCTAGTATGTAATTTTACGGATTTGGAGCATGATGAACAGTGTACGAATGTCCAGACTGCACCTTGCTTCCTCTATCACCGTGATAAATCGAACCAATCCCTTTAGCCATGTGGGTTCAGCCATTGTTGGTAAGGTTTTGGTAACACTTGGTAACACTTGTTTGTTCCATCCTTATAAAACTCATTTATAGAGACCTAACGAAAAAGGGTTACCAACCCTTACCAACTTGAGTTCTGTGCTGAGTTCTGTAGGTTTTGTAGGTACTCTACCTACGCATTTTCGGTGTAACGGACTCGACTAGCCCACCTCCAAAATAAAATCCAACGATTGTCAACATGATCCAGCTTATTTTGAATTGCTCCAGCACCTCAAATACTGCGCTGGTTTCTCCAATCCCCACCAGCGTCATCGCCAGTACCAGGAGAAAACTCAGCAGATACATCGCTCCAAAACTCAACGCCAAATATCTCTGCGCCACCTTAAAGGGAGCGTATGCGTTTAGCAGATCAATCTTGGTTGAGGTTTTAGATTCTCGTTTCTCAGCATCAGTCTCAAAACAGTCATCAATCAGGTCCAACCCTCTGGTGATGATTGCGTCCGATCCAAGTATCTTTCCAAAAATTCCCATTACAATAAATTCCAGTGAGGACAGTCCTCATGCTCTGCTTTCCAGAACCCACCCCACTCGATCCCGATTCCATGCAGTTGTGCTGCAGCGAACATCGCCTTTGCGATCCGCTTGTAGTGTTCCGGGTCATGTGAGGTAGCCCCGTTCCTCCACGGGTAAATGTCTACTGCCCTTGAAACGCCATCTGCGTTTGCAAGATGATCACTGTCCATCGACCATGACACGTTGTTGCGGATGTTTTCTGCCTGTTGCTCCCTGGAGCGCAGAGTCTCAACCACACTAAAGTCAACATCAGTCATCACGATTGCATTTTTAACAACTTCCTGAAGTTCAGGGTGCGCTTTTTGCAAGATCTCCAATGATCTGTTTCCCAGCTTGAAGATCATTCCTTCATCGCCGTCCAGATGTTTGCTAGGACCACCGCATTTGAATCCAGCTTCTTTTCCAGGCGAGTGTGTTCCCTGGAGTTTGTTTCCCTAACCATTGTGTTGAACTTCTCGTTAGCAGCTATCGCTTGAGCGTTTGAGGTCACATCAATCCTGACCTCGCCAATTTCCAATTTGGTTGCTGCACCTGCGTGAGGCGCGGCTTCATGTTCTGCCATGCTGTTGCTCACATAAAGGAACATGACGACCCACGCTCCTGCAGCGATGTAGCCAATAACGTCAAAGATGTTTTTTATGTTGCCCATATCCTCCACCCATTAGTTCACTGGTTCGCCAAACGCCCTCACTCCACCAGCTTGTTGTGATCCACCAGGCAGCATCCTATGCAATGAGAGCATCTCCTCTATCGCCCTTTGTTTGGCGATGGGGTCAGCCGTTTGACTATTGAACGCATGGTCCTTGTTGCCCCGTATCTCGTCTATTTTCTGTTGTGCTTCAGCAGGTGTGAGCTTTGACGGATCATGCCCATTGCTAGCTGTTGGCTGCCCCTCGCCTCCAATGCGCGTGGCTAAATCATCAATCCACCGATAATCGCCAGCATCAAACATGCCATCTCGTTCAGCATTCAGGAATGCAGCAGGTGCTTGCATTTTGGTCAAGAAGTCCCGCGCTCCGTCAATTTTCTGCTCATAGGCAGCACCCCATTCCTCACGCAGTTCGGTCAAGGATTGCAGTTGTCTCCCACTCTGACCTTTGGCTGCGGCAACCTCATCCTGCGCCATTGCAGTCACAAACATATCGAACTGGTCCGTAGTCAACCCGGCAGCATGTGCATGTTCACGAATTGACGACATCCGGTCGGGATCGGGACTAAACCCATCCACTTCGACATTGTAAGCCGCAGCTTCATCAGGCATACCCAATGATTTCTGAAATGCTATGCGCTCCTCGTCATTTCTGGGGCGCATGACCAACCCTTCAGGGTCACGCTCAAGCAACTTTCGTCGTGCCTCTGCCCTGTCCTCGTCGCTTGCGTCAGGCCCAGGCAATCGAATCGCTTGGCCGCGATACGTGCGTAAGGTGTCATAATCCTTAAAAAAATCTTCAAAGGTTTTCGAGTTCTTAACCTCTTCAAACTCCTGACCATACTCAGGAACCAACTTCTTCCAATCCTCAACAGGCTGCACCTGTTCCTGTTGTTCTTCACCACCCGTAGTGTCAAGTGCCTCTGCTTCTTGTTCAGACATCTTCATGCTCCATAGCGTCAATTCTGCTTAGTGTTTCAACGACTTCCTGGTGTCCTAGCCACACCCTTACGAGGTTGTCATCGGCCTTACTCATTTCCGCGGCGCTATGACCAAACAAATCTGTCATTGCCTGGAGCGCTTCGGGATTGTCTTTAAATGCTGAACGGATAGCGTTACGCCGCCGGATGTTTCTCTTCCGCGACACATCAGCAACGTCATTGCGTCTACTGCTGTCTGCCACCGTCCAAAGCCTGTAGTGCGGTTGCGCCGGTGTCGGCTGCAATCTGTTCCTGTTCGAGCTGTTCACGCCGCTTCATCATCATCTCTTTTTCTTGACGGCGATCCATGACCTCCTCATCACCACGCATGAGTTCTTTCGGGATATTCCTGGCATCAGCGGCACGACGAATGAACTTGTCCACATCCGGGACATCGAGCGCGGCAGGAAAGACTTGAGCGATGGCCGAGACATCCTGCAAGAATCCTTGAATGGCATCGACCTCATCACGCTTCTGCGCTCGAGCCAAGGTTCCCAGGTATTCAACGTCCATTTCAGCACTAGATTGCGTGACGATTTCGGGGGGTTCGGGCAATTTCCCGGCTCGAAATTGGATTGCAAAAGTTCTCTCAATGATAGGGTCCAGCATATAGGATTTCAGATATCCAAACGTGGCACCAAGAACCCGCTGCATGAGTTCCATTCGAGCCATTGTTTCAGTTGCAGTCATGGCCGGAGACTCTTTGAGCTGCAGGTCATCAGCATGAAACGCACTGCGAACAGCATTTACCAGGTCACTCTTGATGAGCTGAGACACATCAAACGATCCACCAATATTCAGTGGTCGCAGACTGTCATCCAGGGACCGGACCATCGTCAAACCACCGGCCTTCAGATCTATATCGCTAAAGATTCCTGCCTCTTCTGCCAGCAAAGGGGGATCAATGGCCTTCTCAGCAGCGGTCAGAACCACTTCAACCAGTTGATTTAGTGACAGGATGTCAGGCATCGCCCTCATCGATGGAGACAGACCGAACTTGCTGTCTGAATGCTCCATCCACTTCGGCGCAAATACTGGCCGCTCGTAATATCCGCCCTCTTCTCCAATCCGTTCCTTACCCTTCACATAAACATATTGGTAACCCCACAGCCTTTGGCTGGCGGCGATAGGCTTTGAAGCGTCAATGGGGGTGATGTCGCGCTTCCAGATCACAAATACGATTGTTTCCTTGTCGGTCAGCTTACCGTTGTCGAGCTTCTCAACTATCGCGGGTGGACAGTCTGCACCAAACTTGTCCACGCACTGGGATGGTGACCACTTGAGTTCACGGTACAATGCTCTGGGCTGTCCGTCTTCGCCGTCTTCAAACCATGTAGACTTCATGGGTGAGCAGGTGAAGTTCAAATCACCTGAGCCTTCCTCAGTCTCTTCCTCAATCGGGAACGCTATGCCCCAACTCACCAGGTCCAGGTACACCTTGTTCATTTCCAAATGGAAGTCGCTCTCTTGCAGTGCTTGATAGCAGATATCGGCGCACTCTTGCAGCCATTCGGCGGCCTCCTGGTTCTGGTTGAGTTCTTCGTCCTGAAAAACCAGATTCAACCACTTGATCAGTGGTGGAGTCAGTGAACCGTGAATTGACGATGCGAGTTGATTCGCAGCGACGATAGCCGTTGAATCGAATAGTTGTCGGCTTCTCCAATCGACAGACAGTTCCCCCTGGCTTGTCGAGAAGAACTCACCAGTGAAGGGTCGCACATATCGCTCGATCAATTGGTAGAGCGAGTCGAGGTTGTTGCGCTCAGTCTGGAGCGTCGCTAATCGTTTGCAAACTTCGTCCGGTTTCAAGCCAGCAGTCTCCCGGCCAATACGAGTAAAGTAATTTTACTCTCTTATACCGAGATGAACAGTGTACGAATGTCCAGACTATCTGGCCAAAGAACGCTTCACTCTAGGTTTCCTGGCTCGTTGACCAGGCGTTGATAGTAATTCTCTGCCCTCACCCGCACCCACCATCAAGTATTCCAGTGCCTCACAAACGTGGCTCCACTTGTTCTTGTCAGGCTGGTCATGGAACCGTTCATCACCTGCCACCCGGACCCGGCGGTAGCAGAACTTACCTGCCAATCCCTTCCTGAGCGTCTTACACCGGGGAGAGATGATGATGCCTGGTTCATGTGCCATCGTGTTGCGGATGAAATGCTTCGACAGTGACTTGCGTCTGATGGGTACGTCATTGTTCGTTGATGCTGGTACACACGGTACACCGGCAGCATTGAGAATCATAAACGGTGTGCGCTTCGTTGATTGATTGCCTTGACCGCCAGCCGGGTCACCGTACCCCTGGCTGAACTTGAAGTCCCGGTACTTGATGCGAATGATGTCAGACATCATGGGTGCAAACTCATCTGCAGCCATGTCCTCTGTCACCACCTCATCGAAGATTCTCCATTGACCGTCGATCTTCTGTCCCAATGCAGCAGCAGGTGTCAGACCAAAATCTACTCCGAACTGAATGTCATACCCCGGTGTTGGTTCGCATGGCTGGCAGTGGACACTATCCTGGTACAGGGGTTGAACAGGTTTACCATCAATCGAGAACCCGTACTCGTTTCCAAGGTTGACCTTGATCCAATCGTTCTCCTTACCCTTGATGAGATTCTCGTAATAGTCATCAGGCAGGTTGTTGTAGTTCTCAGCCTTGGTATTGATGATCCACTGCTTGCTGGATTCATCCCATATCGCAGCACCGGGCTGTTTATGCCAGGACCAGTTATCAGGGCAAGTCTCTTCGGCAAGCCGGTAAATCCACTCGTCTTCATCAGGTGCGTTATAGTCACCGATCATGCCGTGCCAATCACAATCCACACCACCCTGGATCAATGTTGGATACCTGCCATGCCTGGAGTCTGCAATGTCAATGATAGCCTTGTTGAGTTCCTTGACCTCGTTCAGCCAGAACCCGGTCACTTGGTAGCCACGCAATTTCCTGACCGCATCTTCCCGGTCCAATGGTAGAAAGATCATTTGAGCCTTGACCTTGGTCATGTCATCCAGTTCAAAGAACAGGCTATGTGATGGTGGCTCCCTTCCACCCTTGACGTATGTCCCCAGGTCACCATACATTTCGAGCCAATCCTTGATGGTTGTTCCAGCCAGGTCACCTGCAGTATTCCGTACAGCTACCCACCTGGATGGACGTATGCCTTCACCGTTGGGTGATTGAGCGCACATGAAGTCGAATGCCTTCTGGCAGGATGTCGTTGTCTTCGCGCTTCCCAATGGACCCATGATCATGGGATGGGGGGATTGGTCCAAGTAGAACTGTTCCAGCACTCGACCCTGACAGATCAGGTCATAGTCGTAATTTACTTGGTGTCCTTTCAATCTAACCCTGCCGCCTTGCGCCCGGTGAAGTTCCTGCTCACATGCGGCGGTATGTCCAGGGTCACTGTGTTATCGAATGCCATGACCTTCACATGCCTACCTGCTAACTCAATTGCTTTGGTCCGTTGCTCTATCTTCAGTTTCTTTATCGCAACCCGTATCTGCTCATCATCGCCTGAACTTATTGTCTTGATGATGTTCACATCCACTGACGATATGACCATTGCCGCATCATCACTCCACTCGCTCACTGGTTTGAGATCACCATTGTCGTTGTACAGTTCACGGATATCGAACCTTGCGATACGCACCAAGTCAGTCAGGACATCATCAGCAGAGTATTGCACTCGTTCTATCCTTGCCGCCTTCTCCTTATCTATCAACTCCTTGATGACAGGTTTAGCTAGGTTCTCTGTCCCCATCTGTTTAGCTGTCTTCTTGGAGTACCCAGCCCTGATTGCAGCCTGTGTTGCATTCAGATCAACCAGGTATTCAGCAACGAATGCTTGTTGTTTGCCTGTCAACTTAGCCTTCATAGCAATACCTCACAATACGTTCCATCCAAGGAGCCGGATTGTCTTTGGCTCCAAACACCTTGAAGCTGTGTCCGTGACCGTTTACTACATGCAGCTCTCCGCCATGTTTTTGATGCATCTTGGATGACTGTGACAGCTGTACGTGTTCATCTTCTGCCCCATGGAACAACAAAAAGGATTCTGGGAATGATCTGTACATGGGGGAGCCGCCTTGCAGTTTGTCAAAATGCTTGCCCGTGTAAATGTCAATTCTTTCTTTCACAATTG